TATAGAGCCTGTAAGGGGCAATGAGACCTTAAAGCAGGGTCAGGTTAAGGAACAAACAACTCATTTAATTACAATACGTTATAGGCGAGATATAGGTACTAATTTTCGTATAAGGTATGACAGCGATAATTACAACATCAAATACATCAAAAACATAGACAATCGCAACAGATATTTAGAGTTAGAGTGTGAGTTAGGGGTGGCTCTGTAATGGCTAAAAGTGGCATACAAAATCTACAAGGTTTTCAAAAGAAACTAAAGAAAAGAATAGTAGATAACCCTGAAAAACATCTTAAAAAGTTAGTACAAAGATCAACAATGCTAGTAGAAAGTACAGCAAAAGAAAGCATACTAAAAGGTGGCACTGGTATAACCTATCAAAAGTATAATCCTAGAAGACAACATACCGCATCTGCACCCAACGAACCTCCTGCATCTGACACTGGATTTCTTGTCAGCAGCATAACCTCAAAAGTGAGAAAAGAAGGCACTGCTGTAATTGGACAGATTGTAGCCTCTGCTCCTTACGCTGCTTGGCTTGAATTCGGTACAGAAGCGATGTTAAAAAAAGGAGGTGCAAGACCTTTCATGCAACCTGCTTTAGAAAGCAACAGACCCAAAATTAAAAGAATATTCAAAGAAGGGGGGTATGTAGACTAATGGCTTTAGGACAATTCGCTATACAAAGTGCTATATATTCAAGGTTAAACAATGACTCTACCCTTACAAATAGTCTTGGTGCAGGTATTTATGACGAAGTACAAGAAGGTAACAGCTACCCATTTGTAACAATAGGCAGAGATAGTTCAATAGATTATTCCACCAAAGATGTAGACGGAAGCGAATACACAGTGAATTTTGATATATGGTCACAATACAAAGGCAGTAAGCAAACTAAAGAAATCATGGACAGAATTCACGATTTACTGCATGATTACAGTTTAAGTGTTACAGGCTTCAATCTTATTAATATAAGGTTTGAGTTTGGAGATATACTTATAGACCCAGATGGGATAACAAGGCACGGTGTCATGCGATTCCGAGCCATTATATTAGGAACTTCTTAACTAGCTGTTTCTATAAAATTAGGTCGCCAGAAGGCTTGTTTAATTAGAGAGTAAGTAACTTATGCTCTCTTAATTGGAGAATGAATATGGCAGCACAAAAAGGTAGTGCGATGCTTATGAAAGTCGGTAACGGTGGATCACCTGAGACTTTTACAACAATCGGTGGCTTAAGATCAACAAGCCTTACAATCAATAACGAGTCAGTTGATGTTACTAACAAAGACAGTTCTGGTAAAAGAACTATGTTAGCGGCAGCAGGTGTTCAGTCTATCAGTGTTTCAGGCAGTGGTGTTTTTACAGATGCAGCCAGTGAAACAACAATTAAGACTAACGTATTAGCTGACACTATAGACAATTATCAGTTCTTAGTTCCTGACTTTGGTACATTTACTGGTGGCTTTCAAGTTACATCTGTTGAATATGCAGGTGAGTTCAACGGTGAAGTTACTTACAGTATGTCTTTTGAAAGCTCAGGTTCTATTACGTTTGCCACAGTCTAATAAATGGCTTGGTTAGCGGTAAAAGTTAAAGGCTCTAAAGGCAACCTAACAGCTATGCTGAATGGTGATATGCTTGAAGTACCTAACCAGTTAGGAAAAAACCCAACAACAGTTATTGTTGATGGTAAAACCTATGACATTCTTTCTTGTGTATTAGACGAGAGAGATAATATTTTAAAAATCAAACTTGCAATGGCAAGTACAAAACAGGAGAAGTCAGATGACAAACCCACTAAAGGGCGAGATTGAAATAAAATTAGGCGGTGAAACTTACAAATGTAGGCTCACCATTGATTCACTGGTAAAAATAGAAGATGAGCTTGATAAAGGTATTATTGAGCTTGCAACCGATATAGGGCAAGCAAAAGTAAGAATAAAAACTTTGGTTGTTGTTTTAAGGTATGCTTTACGAGGCGGCGGAAATGACTTTGATGAAAATAAAATCAAACAAATCCTGCAATCTACAAGCATTATAGAATCATCTACTGTGGTTGCACAGCTTCTAGCCGATACTTTATCTGACTCGGAAGAGAGCAACGAGGAGAGTGGCGAAAAAAAGCCACTGAATCAACCAGTATAGATTGGATTTTATACATGCAAATATGTCTAGGAATGATGCAGTTACCACCAAGTGTATTTTGGGAAATGTCACCTAACGAGATGTATCAAGCAATCAAAGGGTTCCAAAAATTTAACTCTGTTTCTGATGATGAGCCTTTGAACAGAACAGAACTAGATAGACTTATGGAGTTATATCCAGACTAATGGCAACAGTTGACGAACTAAAAATACTTATAACTGCTGAGACAAAAGATCTCAGAAAAAAGTTAGATGGTGTTGAAAAAAAATTAAAAAGTACAAATACTCAAGGCGCACGTACTGGTCGTGATATGTCTGCTGCCTTTAAGAAAATTGGTCTTGCTGTTGTGGCAACCTCTGCTGTACTTGCCAAGTTAACATCAGTGGTAGCTAGAGTAGGTATGGAGTTTGAAGATCTCAAAGACTCCCTTGATACAGTTTTTGGAAGTATGCGAGATGGTGACAAGGCTATGAGTTCAGTCTTTAAATTTGCCCAAACTACACCATTCCAAGTAGAAACAGTAACTAAGGCTTTTATAGCACTTAAATCTGTAGGCATAGAGCCAACAAATAAAATGTTACAAACATTTGCTGATACAGCTTCTGTTTCAATAGATCAATTAGGAGTTTTTGAGGCATTAGTAAGAGTAGTACAAAGATCAGCAGGTGGCGGATTAGGCTTAGAAGAACTAAATATGCTTAATGACAGAGGTATACCAGCTCTGAAAATATTACAAGAGGAATTAGATCTAGCAAAGGATGACATAGCTACTTTTGGTAAAACTGCAGAAGGTGCCAAAATAATTACTGACGCTTTGCAAGAAGGTTTAGATAAAAGGTTTGGCGGTGCAATGGAAAGTAAAATGGACAATCTTTCTACTAAGGTTTCCAATATGACGATTGCGTTTAGACAATTTGCTAATGAAATATTTGAAAGTGGTGTTGGCGATTTTCTAAAAGACTTGGCAGACAGAGTTACTTCTGTGGTAGATAGTGCCACAAGATTTATGCAGAAAATGGGTGGTAGAGGAACAGGCTTAAAAATGGAAACGCCTACTATAACCAAAGAAATGACTGCAGAAGAAATAAAACAGGAGCGTATAAGAGCAGCAAAATTAAATATATCCATGTTAGAAAATGCTGAATTAGAGGCATCACAGAACATGCTAAATGCGATAGGTCACAGTAACGAAGAAAGAGAAGCGGCAGCTAAAAAAGTTTTGGCGATAGCTACTCAACAAAGAATGGAAGAGGAGGCTCTTTTAAAAAGGCTTGAAGAAGGAGGCAGTCTTATTGATGAAAGAGAGAAAAATAGGCTTAAACTTCTTGGTGAACAGCATCAGGCATTATCTACAATTATAGCGGCAGTAGAAAAACAAAAAGGTAAAGTAGATGAAGTGGCATTGGCTAATAAACATCTCAACGAACTTTTTACCAAAAATCAAGAAATGTTTGAAGAAATGGGTCTTGATTTAGATGATTTAAGAGATGCTTTGGCTAATTTTAATGACACTATGGAAGAAACAACAACATTTTCTGAGCACATGACACAAGCTATAGGTAGTTCAGCGGCAACTTTTTCCAAAGAATTTACTGATGCTCTATTAGAAGGAGAAAACGCATTAAATTCATTTAAAGATTTTGCAAGAAATATTGTTTCACAGATAATATCCACATTTTTACAATTAGCCATAGTTAATAAAATTTTAAATACTGTATTTGGTTCAGGACCTACTTCTGGTCCATTTGATGTATTATCAGATGGTAAGATTATAAAAGGAGAGTCGGCAGGCGGTGGCACAATACAGAGAGGTGCACCAACTTTAGTAGGAGAACGTGGACCAGAAATATTTGTACCAAATACTGGCGGTACAATTATGAATAATATGAACAGTAAAAATGCAATGACAGGTGGTGGTGGAATAACTGTAGTACAACACAATAACTTCGCTTTAGGTGTAGGTGCTACTGCTAGAGCAGAGGTAGCTAAACTTTTACCGCAAATACAAGAATCAAGTAAGGCGGCAGTATTAGAAGCAGCCGCTAGAGGTGGTTCATTCAGAAGGGGGTTGATGGGTGGCTAGGATTATAGATATGCCAAGCACTCCTAACTTTGTAAGAAGCGAGTTTTCTTTATACAGAGCAATAGGACAAACAGCTTCACCGTTTACAGGTAAACAGAAAACACAAGAGTTTGATGCTGTATTCTGGCAAGCACAAGTCTCTTTACCTCCTTTAAACAGAACACAGGCTGTAGAGTGGCAATCCTTTCTAATGCAATTAAAAGGCACTACAAACCATTTTAAGTTTGCTGACCCTGATGCCTTAACCAACACAGGATCGTTCAGTACAACGCATTTAATAGCCGAGAATAGGGTATCTAACACTAATGTATCTTTGACTGTTACAAATACAAACACCATAACTGCAAATGCAAGTACATTCGCAAATGCAATAGTTGGTGACTTCATTCACATAACTGGTATGACAAATGATGCTAATAATGGAACACATAAGATTACAACAAAGACCAGTAATACGGTTGTCGTAACCGATAGCACATTGGTTAATGAAGGTGCTACAAGTGGTTGCAAAGTACAGATGAATGTTAAAGGTGCTACAGGTCTGAACCTTAAAACAACTGGTAGTAACAGTGGCACGATAAAAAAAGGCGACTATTTAGGCGTTCTTGGTGCGGCATCTGCCACAGCAAATCCAGTACAGTTAGTTATGGCTGTAGAGGATGCGACTGAGACTAGCGGTAGTCCAAATCAATATGCTGTACGGACAGAGCCTAAGTTAAGATCAACATTAGCAACTGGACACTTTGTAAGATTTGATTCACCAAAAGGTTTATTCAGGTTATTAGATAATACTGTAGATTGGAATGCTGACCATAGATCACTATATGGTATCAGCTTTGGATGTATTGAGGTGGTCTAATGGCTACAAGAGCAGGTATAGATAGTGCGATATCAGCAAGGTTAGGACAAGATCATCAAGAGCTTTTCTTTGCAGTTAAAGCAGAGTTTGATACAGATGACATACTTGTTTGGACTGGTAACGACGATCTCATTATAAACTCTGAGACTTATACAGGTGCAGGTGCTTTACTCAGTATAAGCAGTATAGAAGATACTTTAGATCTCAAACCGACAGGTATATCAATTTCATTATCTGGTATGGATTCTGATGTTTTAAATATGGCTCTCACCGAAAACTATCAAAACAGAGATATAAGTGTCTTTATGGGATTTTTAATGGGCGGTAGCAACGAAGTAGCAGGTGTGTTAAAAGTTTTTGCAGGACGCATGATGTCTTTGTCTATAGATGATGAAATAGATGGAGCTACAGTAGGTATAGAGGCTGAGAACAGATTGATAGATTTGGAGAGACCAAGCAATCTAAGATATACAGCAGAGAGTCAAAAGTTTATAGATTCTACTGATACGTCACTAAATAGAGTACAACAATTACAAGACAAACAGATAGCTTGGGGTCAAAAACAAGACGTACAAAGCGGTAGTGGCTCTTTGCATGATGATCCTTATGATTATGTCACACAAAGATAATGAAAAAGCTACCAGATTGGGAAATAGAGTTTGACACAGTAGTAAACAGAAATCTGTACACACCTTTTGAATGGGGAAAATGGGATTGTGTACATCTTACAAACACATTTATAAAAGCCATGACAGGTGAAAGTCTTTTACCTAGTAATTGGAAATGGCAAAGTAAAGAACAAGCAATGCAAAGTATCTTTAAATATGGCAAGGGTAAAGGCTTAGTGGCAGCCATAGACAACGCTATAGAACTAAAAAGTGGTATAGATGCTATAGATATACAATATATGTCTAAAGGAGATTTTGGAGTACACAAGGAAGAAACAGAACTTGCTTTTGTGTTTGATGGCTATGCTTCATTAGGTGTTAATGCTGATGGTCTTGTTATAGATGATGATGTGAATATTCTCAAAGTATGGAGAATCAATGGGTGACAAAGTAAAAAAAGCTCTAAAAATAGCGGCGATTGTTTTTATCGGAGCAACTATTTTTAGTGGCACTGGTTTTGTTGATAAGGCTAAGTTTTTTAAGTTAACAAAAGCTACTGCTTTGGCAGCAAAGGCGTTTGCCTACACTTTGGCTTTAGGTGTATTAAGCAAAGGTATAAGTGCAACAGGAGGTAACTTTGGTTCTAAATTATCTACTCGTGCGCCAACAGAACCTAGACAGATAATATACGGACAAACCAGGGTAGGAGGAACAATAACTCATATATCAACTACAGGAACAGACAATCATTTGCTACATATGGTTTTTGTTATAGCAGGGCATGAAGTCAACAGCCTAGAAGCAGTCATACTTAATGATGAAACTTTAACAACATCATCTTCTACTATTAGTGGCTCAACTGTTTTTACCGCTACAAATTCAAAGTTTACAAATACAGAAAATCCCAATGACTTTGGCAGTGGTCGCTTAGTTCGTTTTACTTTTCAAGATGGATCGCAAACAGCAGTAGATGGATTTATGGATGCACAACTTGCGGCTATAACTACTACAGATAAATATACAGACATGGCTTATGTTTATATGCAGTGTGTATTTGATGCAGAGAAGTTTGGCGGTGGTATGCCTAATGTTTCTTTTGTAGTTAAGGGTAAAAAGGTCTATGACCCTAGACTCAATTCAGGTAGTGGAGGTACAGCATGGAGCGATAATCCTGCGTTAATAGTGAGAGACTATCTGACAGATACAACTTATGGATTAAAAGCAAAAAGTGGTGAGATCAATGATGGAAACGTAGCAGGAGGTATAACAGCTGCAGCCAATAAATGTGATGAAACAGTAACACTTGCAGATGGTAGTTCTACAGAAAAAAGATATACAACAAATGGTTTTACAAACTTTGCAGCTAACGGTGCAGGAGTTTTAAATGGTGTATTACAATCTATGGCAGGATCAATGTCTTATGTAAATGGACAGTTTCAAGTTCATGCAGGCGCACATCCAACACCATCTTTAACTATTACTGATGATGACCTATTACAACCCTTAGAAGTTAGCACAAAATCAACTACAGGTGATCTATACAATACAGTCAAATCGGTATTTGTTGATGGTTCTAATAACTACATTGCTGCCGATGCTCCTATATATCAAGACTCAACTTTTCTAACAGAAGATACACCTAACGGCACAAACTCTGATAAACCTAATTATGTCAAAACTATGGAGAAACAGTTGCCATTTACTGTTACCCATACGATGGCACAAAGACTGCAAAGAATCTCTTTGAAAAAACAAAGATTGGCAACCTCAATAGGAGCAGTAGTAGATCTAAAATTTTTAAGATTACAGCCACACGATACTGTGATGATAACGAATGAAAGGCTTGGATATACGTCTAAAATATTTGAAGTATTATCTGCTGAAATGTTGATACAAGATAGCGAAGATGTGCCAACGCTTGCTGTAGGCTTAGTCTTACAAGAAACCGCTTCATCAGTTTATGACTTTGCCACGTCTGATTATCAAACACCTGTAGCATCAGGTAGCACTCTGACAGTTGGTGACTATGCTATATCTCCACCTACGAATTTATCTGTCGCCACTGACAGCACTACAGTTGATGTTCTTACCAATACCTCTGTAACGGTGTCATGGACAAATGCTAGTTCACCTTACATTATAGGAACTGAGATACACTACAAAAGAAACTCAGACTCTGTTTACAGCACAGTTTTTGCCAATGCAGGAGCAACAAAACAACAGATACAAGCCTTAGAAGTTGGGGTTCAATATAATTTCAAAGCAAGACATCTTAGCGCAGGCTCTTTCTCTGATCTTACTTCTCAAGTCAATCACACGGTAGGTGGTACAGCCATAGGTGCAAACTCTCTCAAGAATGACCAAATATCAGTATCACTCGCAACCTCTGGTGCTAATCAAGGCAGAATCACAGTTAGCGGTATAGGTAGCAATAATACGGTGGATGTTACCAAAGGAAATCTAGGATTGGACTACACTGACGGAGCAACGGTAGGAGCAGTGGCAGGAACGAACCTTAAAAAAGCTGATGGTTCTACAGTTGTAGGAGATTCTGATTTTTTAAATAGCGAGGTTAACTACGCATCTGATGGAACAGGAACTTTAGGTGCTGCAAACGGTGGCACAGGTATAACAAACTTTGCAAACTCAACACACAAAAACTCTAATACTACAAAAGCAGATGTAGGTATAGATAGCATCTTTGAC